TAATAATTCTGTATCGTTCTGGGTCAAGGGCTCTACGTTCTCTCTGTTTCTTTAACTGATGTTGTTTCTGAGCTGGAGTTTTATTCTTCCATCTACTCAATTAGTTCCTTTCTTAAAATTCATCTTCATAATCTTGATCAACATAAGGCTGAACCGGGGGTGCCGGAGGCGGTACTTTACCAGTATTCGCAACCTTGTTAATCTGGTTGATGTTTTCAAGCTTGATGCTGGTAGTGTTGACTTGCTGTCTGTAAGCTGGACCACCATAAGGGTCCTCTTGCAAGATCATCTCATAGAAATGAACCCAACCAGTAGTTCCAACTTGGGTACCTCCAGTTGGGAGGTAATTAGTTTGAGGGGCAATCATATACCCATCAGCCTCATACTCACCGTTAGTTCCGTCCTCGTAATCGACGTTAAATCTAAACATTACTCTTCAAACCATTCTTGTGGGATGTGTTTTATTGCGAATTTGAAATTGTTCTTCGTAGCCCAATCGCTTTGTTTCAAGCATGTGCCATCTTTTCTTTTAGGTCCAATCTTCCCATCACTATAGAAAACAATACGGATATCTATATCCGGATTTTGATCTCTCACGTTTATCATTTTTGTACGAACAGTAGGATCAAATGCTCTGCCATTACCTTTTGCTTCTACATAGAAGATTTTACCAGTTTTAGTTTTGATCTTGAAATCAGGCAGATAAGTATGTGAAGTGGTATAGTTAAACTTCTCTGTTTCATATTCAACTTCTTTTACATTACCTAAGATCGTTTGATACACCTGATATTCAAAATCAGACTTAACTACTTTCTTTCAAATTTTCCTAAGTTGGGGTCTCTTCCTTCTTCTCGTTATCTTCAGATTCCTTTAGTTTCTTTAAGACATTGAAGTTCTTTTTGATAGCTTCGACTGCTATTTCAGTAACTTCAGTCAAATCTTTTTCTAGTTCTTCTAGTTCAGTTTGTAATTTCTGTAACTGCTGGTTCATTCTTAACCTCTACTAAGTGTACAGGACCATATGAATAAAGAAAAGTTCGTACCTCAGGCCAACAACGTTTCATGAAAGGACAATAAGAACAGTTAGTTCCTAATTTCATATTACCTGATTTCCCAAATTGCTCAGGTGAAAAAGCCCTCTCCGGGGGCTCTGCTTGGGCAACGGTCTCTTTCTTTTTGTTAAAAAGCTCCGGCCAGTTATGTTCTGGTCTTCTCTCATGAAAGTCCAGGGTGATATGTCCAAGCGTCTTATCGACCACGAGAAAGGCAGCCCGATCCTTTTCCGAAATATCGTCCCCTTCCCTAGACGCTTCGAGATAAGAGAGAATTTGTGGAATGTAACCAAAGGGGTCATCTTCCGAGAGTTTACCTTCTTTAAACTTCTTGAAAGAATACGACGAAGCACTTTTAACATCAACAAGCGTTCCATCGATAACTGCATCTCTGTGACCTTTGATACCCTCGATTTCTTGTTCGTCTTGACGACCTTTAACCTCATGTCCTGCTAACTCCGCTAGGAACAACATTAACTCTTCAATGATATCTCCGTAGAGAAATTTCAAGTAAGTCTCTGCCCTCAAGGGCTCTGCTTCTTCACTTTCATTGATTTCATACCAGAGTTTACGATCACATGGTTGACCAATATTACTGAACCTTAATGTGGGTTCACGCTTCTCTCTGATTAATCTGCGTATAAGTACACTAGCAAGCTCACTAGCAAACCGATTAAGAACGGACTCATTATCGCTATTTGCATCAATACCATCTACAAGAACCTTTTCAATATCTTCAATTAGTGTATCTATTGTTTTCGCTATTACACTTGCCTCCAAATTAAGGGAATACCACCCCTTACTTCCTTCTTCTCTTCCTCATCATATTGAGTATCTAAAGTCTCTTGATAGTTCTTGTTAATCTCTTCCTCAGTGGGAAGTTGATACATCTTATAAGTATCAGTTACAAGATCAAAGACTTCAACGATCTTACCGAAATTATACTTCTTCTTCATTTCTCTTATCCTAAAAATGGGAACCGATAACTCATAGAGCTTCCTGTTTAACAGCCTATACTCGGTTCTACATATAGGATTTATGGTTGCGGGGGTGGGACTCGAACCCACGATCTCCAACTTATGAGGATGGCGAGATGACCACTTCTCTACCCCGCAATAGGTTTAGCGTGTTGCTGACTTAACAGCCCACATAACAGCCTCTTCAATCTTCATTAGAGCAATGTCTTTTTCTCTTGAAGGCTGTCGCTTTTCAACAACATCATAGAAAGCAGAGCCACTCTCTTTAATCTTCTCAACGTCAAGCTTTTCAGCTTCGCTAAGGTTTCTGAGTGGTTTCTTTCTTAAGACGTCTTTTGGATCATAAACGTGAGGATACGCCAGTGACATTAGAACGGTAGCTCCTCATCATTGTGACCTTGGATTTCAGGACCATCAGCCTTCTCGTACTTGACAAGATCAAGGATTTGAATGCTCTCAAGCCTGTTACCTGGACCCATGCCAGTAGGGTAAACTACCACGTTGACATAAGCGAGAGTGCCATTGCCGATAAGAACCTGGTCACCCACTCGGTTAACAACCGTAGTCTTATCTTCATAAGACCTAATCTCCTTTCCATCACCATCGACGTAAGTAACCATCCGGTTACCTTCCTCATCATAAATACGAGGCGGGGTGAAGTACACAGGATTACCCTTGATAGCCTTCATCACAGGACGCTTTAAGGTAACGAACTTACCTTTGATCCCGGACTTCTCACCATCATCTTCCTTGGGCTTGCCTTGAATACCAGACTTCTTAAAGTTCTCCCATTCTGCTTCATCCAGAGGATAGAAGTTCAGGAGCCAATTAGTGGAGCCTCTAAAGGTATCAGGGTCGTAGACCTTAGCCCAAGAAATGTGACCCTTAAATCTCCAATAGTTAGTCTTGCTTTCAGTTTCTTTAGTCAATTTTGTTCCTTTAAATTACAGTTTCAATGCCGACAGCGGCTTTACGTTCATCTTCGGTGTAATAAGAGTCCATGATGGCAGCACCAATATCCTGACCACTTGCAAGAGCATTACTGTAAGCTACAGTGCTTCGTGCAAGGCCCTTAGTCGCATTACCTACATTCAACATGTTCATAGACATAGTTGATCCTCTTTTGATACCAATCTTAGAGCTTTCAGCAAAAGCGTCCTGATTAGCACCAAGGTAAGTGATTAACCAACCATCCTTCGTCTTTCTTTCAAGGAGTCTCTTGATTTCCTTATCAGTATACTCTTGAGAAGTATTCTCCTGTCCATCAGTGATGATAACAAAGACAGTATTTTCTTTTCTGTCTTCCATCTTTGCTACAGTCATACCAATGGCATCATAGAGGGGAGTGCCACCACGAGGAACAAAAGTCTCTCTATTGAGCTTTGCTACATCTTTAATCTTTTCATTCTTAATGACTTCATCAAGAGAGATTTTACCAATATATCCAGAGCTATCAAACAAGCTAAGGCTTACCCTGGTCTCTCCATCTAACGATCCAATATACTCATTGAATGCATCGATAGTCCTGTCTCTTGACGTCTCCATGCTGCCGGAACGATCCAGTAGAACATGGACATACAATTCTTTATCTTTCAGATACTTATTCTTTTCTTTCATCTTTACTTTTCTTGTTGGTTCCCAATCATCGTCCGTCCACTGTGATAGATCGTGACATGCTTCCTTTAAGGTCGGGTAGCGATCCTCAGTCATCTGTCCCACCATACATATCATCATGAAAAGCTTGTCGAATTTTTGCCTTTTCACTTTCTGGAAGACTATTCCAATATGCAAATCTATCCGATGATTTTGAAGTTCCAACACCCCCACCAGGATTAGTGGATTTCGCTGTATCTTTTACCGGTTTGAATACCAATTGTTAATTCCCTATTTAATCTAAGTGCTTTGTTTGTCTTTACGATTGCACGTTCAATGATTTCTTTAAGCTTATCCGCTTCGGTCGTTGCGATTACAATCTCATCATGAAATTGGCCAGTCAAGGAATTCCATTCTTGAAGAATATAACCAACCCACATATCGAAACAGAAAGAAGCTGAACCTTGAACAAGGGTAGAGAACTTATCATTCTCTGATCTTAATGAATACCAAAGCTTAGAGATTGGGTTGAAGAGCCATTTTTGACCGTTGAGTTCTTTTACTTCCTGGTCCTCTGCTGCTTGTTTAATTGCCCAATTTCTTTGCCAATACATGTCAAACAATTCCTTGGCTCGCTCTATTGAAATGTTAGCTGTTAAGGAAAGTCTCTTTGGATATGCTCCATATTGACATGCATAATTAGTATTTTTGAAGATCGACCTAATTTTCTTTATTCGAATATATTCTTTTTGTTCTTCTTCAGTCTTACCCTTCTTTACATCTAAGAGTTTGTATCTCTCACCTTCGTATTCATTAATCTCACCAGCCATAATAGCAAGGTCCAGATGGGGGTCAAAGCCCTCTTTCATCATGCTCTTAACGTATTCTGGATCGTAAGAATAGATAAAGTGTTGCTTAAGTCTATCTTCAAGAGAGGACATATCTGCTCCTAGAAGGACTTCATCATCCTCACAGATGAGACTTCCTCTAAGCTGTTTTGCATACGGCCTATCTACTCTTGGAAGATTGACAATCTCTGCGTGTTGAAAGCGCAGGGTATTCGTTAAGCCTTGAATTCTAGCTTTTAAGTAACCATCTCGTTCATCCCTAAGGAAACCTTGGAGGATACCGATACGATGACTTAGAGCGTTTAATCCTTCTAAGAGTTCAAGTCTGGGCTCTTTATCGTAGAGCTTCTTAATACTTGGACAAATCTCCTTAGTCTGTTCTGTTGATACTTGAGGGATTTGTCTTGTCTCTCCGGTCTTTTTATCCTTGACATACTTAAATGTTTCAGGCTTCCAACCCAGAGAGTTTAGCCAAGCCTTAATCTGTTCATGACTTTTCGGATTAGGCTCATCGTGACCTGTAATAACTTCTACGAAATCTGGGAGTTCAAATCCAAATCCCATTCCTTTTGGGTCACGTATTG